CATGGACGGCATCACAGAAAGAGACAAGATTGCGTCTTGGATTTCTTCCATAATTTTTACGTCATCTATACGGCGAGATACCACATTATCCATATAGCGTTGGACAGTTTCATAGAAGACCTCACGCCGCTCTTCTTCAGGAATCCATCGGGCATACCGCGATAGGGCTATGAACTGCTGGTACTCAGAAGGAAGATGGTTCGACGACATTAATTTATCTCCGGGAGGGTGAAGCGAAGGTTGGACCTTACTTGATAGATTTTCTGACGGCCAACAGTTTCTTCTTCAATCCATACACGGACGTTAGGGTTGCCACGATCAGCATAGTAATTTTTAATCTTATGCACCAGCCTCTGCGTAGCCAATTTGCTTTTGATATAGTCTTGTGGTTCTGACATTAATTTGCCTCTGCGATTCGGTTTGCATGGAGCATAAGCCTTCTCCTCCTGCTGTGATAAGGCTTCCGCATAATGGTATAGTACGGGACGGGCCGTCCCTGATACGTGAACTCCGGGCAGTTGTAAAGGAAAATGTGGATGAAGGACCAAGAAGAAGCTATAAAGTTAAACGAAAAAGCCGGGATACAGTTCTCGCTGACTTTTCTTATTCAAATTCTGGGAACCGTTATACTGGCCGTCTGGGGATACTCACAGCTAGACGCCCGGATATCATCGGTCCAGAACGATACCGCCATGCATAAAGAAAAGCTTCAAGGATTAGAGGCGGACATAAAAGAGAACCAAGACAAACCTATCTCCTCGGACCATGTCCAGAACACGACACTGTTCGCCCATGATCGGGAACTGCGTGAGCTAAAGACTCAGATTATGGTACTGGAGACGCGGCTGTATGACAGTCAGATATCAAGGGCGCGGTGATTGGTCAGTACTTCCCTGTCTTGTTAAAGATACTGGAACGACGGTTCATGTTCTTGGTATGACGACGACCTGCCGGACGTCCCCGGCGACGGGTCTTTGTCGTGTTAACTGCTACTGTCCTAGTCTTGACTGCCATCACTATGCTACCTCTGCTGTGTAGATGATCTCTGACCCGGTACGGTGCGGGATGTACCCGATGTCGAACCTGTCAAAGGCATCGGACAAAACATTCATCACGGCGCTGAGTGGCATGTCTTTGGACGACTTGGCCTCAAGACAAATTGTGGGTCGGGACCGATTAATTGTCTCCCGGGCACCGCGAAGAACAGCCGCCTCGTGTCCTTCGGCATCGATCTTGATAAAGTCTACGTTCTGGAAGGATAGGGAGTCAAGTGTGATCGTCTTGACAAAATAAGAACTCGACGAGACCTGTTCGCCTGATCGGGCAAGCCCCCACATCCCAGAGTTCCCCTCCCTGAGAGAGGTCAGGGTGCCCATGTCGTCCCTGTCAGAGACCGCCTGTTTTCGGATGTCTACGTTAGACACGCCTTCAAGGTTCTTGACAAGGCATTCCCGGTTCTCAGGGTTAGGCTCGAACGAGACGACCCGGTCAAAGTTCTGGGCAAGGTCCACGGACCAGATGCCTACATGGGCACCGATGTCGATGGCCAGCCCACGTCCCGGGCACAGACCAAGGGCTGTCTGTCTGGTAGCATGTTCGTACCCCGGACCACGGAAGTGTTCGTCAGAGTCAGGGAGCCATAGTCCATTCACGTTTTTCATTTTAATTTATCCTTGGTAAACGGCCTATACCTGTGCGTGAGCATACTGATCAGCCTTGTCCGTGATCCGGGACTCTTCCCGGGCAATCTCGCGCTCGACATACCACTTGATCTTCTTTAGATCGTACATGGTAGAGGCCCCATCTTTCTGACCCAGCCGGTAACAGGCCTTGAACATATTGCCGACAGAAAAATTCATCCCCCGGTGCTCGATAAGGTCCTGAAGCTCTGCGGAACCCTTGGGCAGCTCGTAGTAGCTGGTGGACCAGCCGTCTGACTGTGTCTTAGGCGTGGTTGAGGATAGCATTTATTTTTCTCCTGATGAACGTAGATTCGCCTGTCCGGATTACCTGATGTGCAAAGGTTGCGACCTGTCCATGATCAACCCCGGCAAGGTCGCAGATGGTTATGAAATCTGTGGCGGTCACCCCTGAATCAGAGAACAACCATCCCTGTGCCCGCTCCCGTTCAAGGACAGATTCGGCTGATTCATTATCAGCCTCCGGCTTGGTCGCGTCAAGCATGGCCTGAAATATAACGGCCAGAAATAGTAGACGGTACGGATTACCTGCCGGTGCTTGGGATATAACTTCTATCTTATCTGATAGATCAAGTAAAATCTTTGTTGACACGTTTCAAAACCTTTTGTTTGGCCTCCTTGGCCATAAACTCTCCCGGTATAAAACGTATCTTGTCTATGAATGCGTTGTAGAATACACGTTCCCCGTTCTTGTCTCTCTCTGTAAGGACATCTGCAATGTGTTGAAGATGTGTTTCGCCGTAGGTCAGGCCGCTTCTTGACTGGAACTCTATCAGAATTTCAAAATGAAAATTGGACATCCCCATAGATGAGATGTCCGCATTCAACGATTTGCTAGAAGAGGTGTAACCTTTCCAGTCGGATGGTCGGTGCCTGACCCGCTTCTTGTACTGATGGTACTGCTTCTTCCCGATGTATCGGTGGCCTGTCAACAGGTTTACAATCAGGTAGACAAACCCGAACGATTCTTCCGGGTCAAGTTTTATCCGTTGTGGATTTTTCCAGTGACCGTTAGCGGACTTCTTCGACATTGGGAGGGTTTACAACATGGGTTAGATATTTTATTCCGTTGGAGTATCGGAATCCTCGAAGGCCGTGGCCCCCGTTCGCATCGGACCAGCACTTAAATTTATGATCACACCACGAGCAACCTTTTGATAGTCCGAGATTACCCGACTTCCCCTCTGGGACCGGAGCATAACATTTCTCTGGAGGCGTATCAGAAGCGAGGAATTTTTTGGCATCTTTGATCCTGTCTTCTGCGTTGATCATCTGATTACCGGACACGGTGCAGATGTTGATCTCACCAGATTCTTTGTTGATGGCAAGGAAGGCGGCCCGGTCTTCACCGTGTGACTGGGCATAGGCACTGATCTGTCCGATGTACCCGAACGGATCGTCCTCGACAAGATTCTGGGCAGATTCAAACTTACGGAACCCGAACTTGGAAGCGGTCTTGACGTCTGTGATAACCCCGTCAATCCGGGCATCCATATGCCCCTTGACCCCTGCGATCTCCATCTCTTTCTGTTCGTCCGTGACGGTGTGTCCGGCCTCCCTGATAAGGAACAGGGTGATGGCCTCCATGACATGGCCCATCAGAAATTTAATCCGGAGACTATAGGGCATGGACCCGGGAGGCTTGCCCTCCCTGATATCGTACCAGAGCTTGCGGTCGGTCCGGCCAATGTTAGACATACGAAGGTGACTCGGTCGTGATCCTGATTCGCTGATGGCCCGGAGCACAGCGTCCTTGATGTCATTGAGGAATCGTTCCACGTTCTCCGGGTCAGGGGAGTCCACCCCTAAGTCGAACATGGTCTGTAGATCATCGGGTATATCTTCAAGACGACGCATGGTCTGTGCCTTACTCTGTTTCTGGGAAGTCGGGGACTTCTTATGAAGGCGTCCCCTGACCCGCCGTGTTTTATTTTACTAGGTTCCGGCCTGACCGCACTCTGCTCCTAGCACCGTCCCATTAGAGAGCGGCGGACTCACCGGCAGATGCTGCTGCCAATTCTGCCATCGGATCAGAGGCTCCCCCTGCATAGTGCACAAGGTCCAGAACCTGAACCGCCGTGAACCGGGCCGAAGTTGTCCCGTACTTCTTCGAGGCGAACGTCTTGTAGACAACCCGGACTGTCGAGTCGTTCCCGATAAGGGTTGTCTTGGGAATATCGTTCATCTCCGTATCGACGACACGGGGTTCGAAGGCAACCTCGATACGCTCCCCGTCAGGATCATCCGGGTTAGTGTCCCAGATGACAGGCGGATGCTTGAAGCTGATGCAGGGGGTGTAGTCTTTCTTCCCGTGCTCGTGAACGATCTTCTCGGCAAGACCTGCCGATGTAAGTTCAGCAATATTATCGTCCGAGAGAGGACCGATATCAATACTGTACTGATAGTTATCAGGATACATCGGAGAGTTTGCGGCTTCGTGTACCTTTGCCCAGTGGGCAGTTCCGGTGATAGTAGGCATATTGGTTTCCTTTTGATGTATGGGGGTGCACGAGTTCCCTCTGTAACGTGCGGTGGGAGGCCCGACAGGGCGTGGGTGAAGCCCCCAGCGTTGGACCGCCGAGGGTTTCAGAATTGGCTGATTGATAGAGCAATCACCCTATCTTTTTACCCATGTTCGAACAGTATTCTAGTATTCATAACATGTCAACTAGAAATCTAGATTAGCCTGTCCATCATGTTCTTTGCGAAGATGAATTAAATCCTGCATGAACCTGCTGTACTCAGGCCCGGTGACAAAGTACCGGAGTGTCCCTAGCATTTCCTCGTACGGAAATTCCGGGTCGGTGCCTGAACGGGTAAGCTCCTCCTTCAGGACATCCGTTATGATGGTGTCAATGTTAATCTGGCTCAGGTCTATGTTAAACAGCATCGGGGCATCTTTCTAATTTGTTGATGGGAAGGTTGTAACAGTCGGCCCGGACGGTGAAGCCGTTGTCCCCGTCCGTCTGTCCCTGCTTTAGGAAGCGGGCGTCCCTGATATATTTCTTCTTGTCGTAGTGGCCCAGCACCCAGCACCGGTCAGAGTTGTACGACACCCGGGTAAAGATGTAGATGTCGCATCTCTGGTCAGGGTTGAAGCCTGCCACTGAACAGTCGTAGTAATCCCGGGGGGCGACCGATGTCCGTTTTGTCTTGACGTCGGCCCGGGTCCCGTCCGGGAGGACAAGATCGTACTGGTACGTGTGTTGTATGGCACCGCCATAGATTTTCTGTGCCCCTATCTCCCCCAGAAATCCGGCAAGGCTTCCCCTGCCCGATTCGATAGAGTTGTTAAGGATACCCATCTCCTCTGCAAGGGTCCTTGCCCCGGCTCTGTCATCGTCTGTCAGCTGTATCATCTTCATCAGTGGGTCTCCGACCAGTTATTTCCGACTGTCCAATCACAGTCGAGAGGACAGTTGAAATCCAGTACCCCGGCGACGTGCTGGATAGCATCCTTGGATATCTGTCCGATGTGTTCAGGGGACACGGACGAGTCCGTCTCGATACATAGTTCATCATGGATCATGGCAACGATGAACGCCCCTGCCGGTAGGTGTTCGTGCACCCGGACGAGCCATAGCTTTGCCACGACGGCGGCACAGGATTGTAGCAGGGTATTCAGGGCCGCGTGTTCCGACCTGACCCGGAGCATCCTGTCGTCTATTCCCCGGATGTGTCCTGATCCGGACTCCCGGGTAATCCGGCGCTGTAGGTGGTCAAATGATGGCATACCACGGAGATATCGCTGCCTAATTGCCCGACCCTCTGCTGCTCCCCCTCCGACAATTGTCCCCAGCTTGGCGTCTCCTGCCCCGTATAGAAGCGCGTACGTAAAAGTCTTCGCTCCAGCCCGTGTAGGTAGTCCTGCAAGCCGCTGAGTTCTTGTATGTACGTCTCCATTGATAAGTTCCTCTGTGTAATCCTTGTCATCTAGGTAATGGGCAAGGCATCTTAGTTCGATACCGGCAAGGTCCGTCCCTATCAGGGTCCGGCCGGGGGCGACGGTCCAACACTCCCGACACTCTGGACCGTACTCTGATTGTGGCCCGGGCACCTGTTGCAGGTTAGGGGTGACGCAGGACATGCGGTGGGTGATGGCCCCCAGCGTACGGTATCCTGACCGGACACGTCCGTCCGGGTGCACCTTCTCGATCCATGAGTTGATCTGGGTCACCCGCTTCTGGAGCAGGAGGTACCGGGCAATCTTCTTGGCAAGGGGGATGTCCAGAGATGACAGGGTCGTCTCGTCAACGATTGGCTGCCCGTGCTCTGTCCGGCGTCGGGGTTTCCATCCTTCCCTGATAAGACGTTGGGCAATCTGCTGACGGCTGGACAGGTTGAATGGTACCCATTCGATCACGGTGTGTTCGCCCCCGCAGGTGGAGATGTCGTCAAGGTGACGCAGGCCTACCGATGACAGGGTCCCGTCCTTCTTCAGCTTCGGGATGACCCGGCGTCGGGCCTTGGGAAGGTCAGGTGCCCCGGACAACACGTCCGCCTCGATCTCGGCTACCTCGATAGACAGGTGCGCGACGAGACCGGCTGCCCTTGGCACGTCGAGCAGATACCCGGCCTCCTCTACCCGGTTCATCACCGACCTGACCCGGTGCTCTGTCAGGATAGCCCGGGACCATCCCGTTCCTTTGTTAGGCTTGTCCATCGCGTAGGCTTCCTGACGTATCCGGACCAGAACATCATGGGTAAGATCAACGTCCTGCCTACAGTAGGCTGTCATCTCCGGCCCCGGGACGGACCAATCGTCGAATTCTATCTTTGAATTTTTCAGACGCAGGCCCCATGCCTTCAGGCTGTGTCCGCCGGGACGGTCGGGCCAGAGTAGCTGGGACAGGAGAAGGGTATCCATGACCACCTCGTCAGGGATGTCCGGGCCGCCCAGCAGACGATTGATGATCGGGATGTCGAAGCTAAGTGCATTGTGCCCGATGACGCGGTCGTACCCGGACAGGTACCCGGGGAGGTGATCAAGGCCGTCCCCGATGAATGTCCGACGTTCGTCCGTGTCAACCACCCGGGTACAGGCGACATGGATCACCGTCGCGTCTAGGGCATCCGTCTCGATGTCTACGATGACGTCGGTCATCTGCTAGGTAAGCTCGGCCAGCGGGGATGAATCCATGATTGGGATGTCTGTACCCTCGCCCGGATCGTCGATCTCTGACAGACGTCCGGTCTCCTTGTCATAGTACAGATGCGTGGCAAGGCCGGTGATCCCGGAGAAGCGGTTCTTCAGGACCCGGACCCGGGTAGTGTTGCGGAGTACGTCGTTCTCGTGCTGTCCGTTACGTTCAAGGCCGATGACCATGTCCGATAGCTGGGCGATGGCAGCTGATCCTCGGAGTTGTGACAGGCTCGTGGCCGCCCCGTCCTCGTGACCCTGCCCCTGTGGCCGTCGGAGATGGCTGACCAGAATAAGCCCGATGCCTAGTTCTTGGATCAGGGTGCGAACCTTGGTAACGATCTCATCGATTGCCTTGCGCTCGTCCCCGCTCTCCTGCGACGAGACGACGATGGACAGATGGTCAAGGACAATCCACTGACAGTCAAGGGCACGGGCCATGTGGCGGATACGTCCTATGATGTTGTCCAGATTGTTCGACCCGTACGCATCGTAGAAGAATACCCGGTCAGTGCCCAGTGTCTTGTCGAATGCGGCGCGTAGCTCTTCCCGGGTGTATTCGGTGTCCGGGAGGTGGAATGGTTTGTCGGCGGTGATGGACAGGAAGCCAAGGGCCGACCGTTTCATCGACTCTTCAAGGAACATGCACCCGATGTTGTCGTCCGTCACGGCAAGCAGATGATGCATCAGTTCCTTGACCACGGCTGACTTGCCAAGCCCTGACCCGGCGGTGATCGTGACCATCTCCCCCTTCCGCATCCCGTAGGTCATCTTCTGTAGCCCTGTGTAGGGGTAGTCGACAGATTCTGCATCATCGTCCGCGATCAGGGCTTCCCAGAGGGTAGAACCCCGGATAATGCCTGCCGGTGTCCACGGGGCGGCGGCCCACCATCGTCGGGTGTAGGACTCTGTCTTGCCCTGCTCCAGATATTCCCCGACATCCTTCAGCGGGGATAGGTCGACGACCTTGCACTTGTCCGGCTCGAACAGGTGGGCAATCGTCTCGGTCGCTGCCCGGCCTGCATCATCGTTGTCCAGTGCGAGGTAGATGTTCTCGAAACTGTTAAGATATTCGAGGTTGTCCTTGACCGCCTTGACGGCGCTGGCGGATGGGATGCCGACCGTGGGCCACTTCGCCCCGTTCATCTGGTGCGCTGCCATCGTATCGATCTCGCCTTCACAGATGGTGATGGCCCTGCCCCCTGACGGGAACAGATGCGCCCCGAACAGGGACGATGTCCCGTTCCCTGTCCATGCAAAGGTCTTGTCCTTTATGTACCGGGATTTAACCCCGACCAGCCGACGATTCTTATCATAGTAAGGGTACAGGTGTCGGTACTTTACGTTGTCCACCCGGACCCCGTACTTATTGACGACGGATGCGCTGATCTTGCGATCTGTCAGGGCTGCCCCGGGGAGGCCTTCGAGCAGGTGTCGCAGGGAATCTTCTGCGGGTTGCTGGGCAGCGTTGAGGGGGATGACTGTTCCGGCTTGGTCTATGTGTTCCATGATTTCTTCCAGTAGTGGTCCGGTGTAGTTACGGTCGGTTGTCTGGCACGAGAAGCAATGAAAATGTCCGTCGCTGTAGAGGGCACCCGCATCGGATGAGTTACAGTACTTGCACGGGATGTGCGTCTTGACAGGGGTCGAGTCAGTCATCGTCGTTGTCCTTAAATTTACGGTCCAGAAATGCGACAAGGATGAAGAGGGCAGCGATGATCCCTGCTGCCAGAGGAAGGGCGATGTACTCAGCCATTGTTTATGTTGCAGTGCAGCATTATATTAATGGGTAGGAGACTTATCATATCTTGTGTCCTTAGTGCAGGGACCACGAGATGACAGCAGTGCTGCCGAGCAGTCTCTGGAAGCGTATCCAAATAGGAGTGATTAAAATGGAACCTATCGTGCTGAAATGGCCATTCGCCACCATCACTGTTTCTGAAGATAGTTACAGGCTGGAAAGCCCTGTACCCGGCATAGGATTTGCCGTGTCGTGGGCGACCTTGCCGTCGGTCTTTACCCAGACCAACGGGTCATAGGACTTACCGTAACGGGGCCAGAGCCATCGCGGGTTCTTCACAGGCTTGAAATCTGTGAAGACCCGGGATGATTTTAACTGTTTCCATTGTGCCATGACGGGATGGGCCTGTTGTGAGTGGTCAGAGGATACTATTCCTCCTCGCCTCCCTTGTAAAGACTTCTCTTGATAAGGTCAATTCGCCACTCGGCAGACAGCAGGGTCTGATAGTC